CTTGGGGTAGGACCTGCTGCTTACGGGGTAGCTTCTTTGTTTAGAACACCTTTGAAGAAAGGGTCTGAGTTTGCAACAAAGGCAATTCAGGAGGCTTTTAACCCTTTGGGGGCTAGTGACGATAGGGTCGTGAACACTGGGGTAAAGGATTTGTCCCGAAGGGATTTTTTAAGAGGGACAGCAGCCACGGCTGCTTTAGCGGGAACGCCTATATTAAAGGAGGTAGGGGATTTATTGCCTACGGGGAAAATAGCAAAAGCTACTCCTGTTAAGAGTCTTTTAGAGGGTTCGGCTTCTTTATATAAGCAGTTAGAAGAGTTAGGCACACAGATTAAAAAAGAAATGGATTCTCCGCCCAGTAAGAGCGGGGATATAGACGAGTTATTTGGTAAGTCTTCTTTAGTTCCCGGCCCAAAAGTAAAAATGCTAGAAGGTGAGCAATTAGATGCAGCTAAGAAAATGAATGCCCTTTTAAGTGAATTTACGGAGGGACTTACAAAAAAAGATTTAATGGCTTTATCTGATGCAGATCTCATTGCTTTAAATAAGATAAAACATTATAATCCCGTCTTTTCTTCTGTTGGCGCAAAAGCAGGGGATCCTTTAAGAAAACAGTATAAGAAAACGGCTGATGGTGAAACAGTTGTTGTAAACGCGGAAATAGATGAACTCATTGATGAAGTTTTGAAGGAAAGAGACTTATATGATCCTTTTTTTATGTTTGAGGAGTTTGCAGAGGGCGGTTTAGCGACACTAGACCATGAAGCGCGAAATATGTTCCGTAAACCTAAAGGAATAGAAAGTTTAACAGTGTAGAGGACAAAACATGGTTGAAACAGTTGGAAGTTTAATGGACAAGAGTATCCCTTCGCAGTTAGACGAAGAGGATTTAAAAGCGGAGATAGAGCTTGAAATCCCTAGCACGGACGACGAACCGCTGCTCACGGACCCTGATATTGAGATAGAGATTACTGAGGAAGAGGACGGGGGAGCTACTGTTGATTTTGATCCTATGGAGGAGCGGGAGGACGTTGGGTTTACGGAAAACCTAGCTGAGGCTATTTCTGACACGGAACTGGGTCGTATTTCTTCTGAATTACTGGGCGAGTTTGACGCGAATAAAGCTAGTCGTCAGGAGTGGGAAGACGCATATACTGATGGTTTGGAGCTTTTAGGGTTTAATTACGAGGAGCGGGCGCAACCGTTTCGCGGTGCGAGTGGCGTAACGCACCCTTTATTGGCTGAGGCTGCTACACAGTTTCAGGCACAAGCATTTAATGAGTTATTACCTTCTTCTGGTCCTGTTCGGACGGTAATTATGGGGGAGAGAACGAGGGCCAAGCAGGAGCAGTCTGAGCGGGTTCGTCATTTTATGAATTACTATGTGACGAATGTGATGGAGGACTATACGCCTGACATGGATCAGATGTTGTTTTATTTACCGTTGGCGGGCAGTACGTTTAAAAAGGTTTACTTTGATGAGGTCGCGGGCCGTGCAATGAGCAAGTTTGTGCCTGCGGAACAGTTAATTGTTCCTTATGACACGTCGGATTTGGATAATTGTCCGAATGTAACGCATATTGTTCGCATGGGTTTAAATGACCTTAGAAAACAGCAACTTGCGGGAATATATCTTGATATAGACGTTATTCCTGTTCAAGGGGATATAACGGAAGTACAGAGTGAATTAGATAGAATATCTGGGGTGGAACCTTCTCAGATTGATTATGACTGTACGTTATTGGAGTGCCACGTTGATTTGGACCTAAAAGGGTTTGAGGAGTTGGATGACGAAGATGAGCCTACAGGGGTGAAGCTTCCTTATGTTGTTACGATATCACAGGATAATGGCAAGATATTGTCTATACGAAGAAACTATAAAGAGGACGACAGCTTAAAAAGAAAAATACAATATTTTGTACATTTTAAATTTTTACCGGGCTTTGGATTTTATGGATTGGGTTTGATACATACGATTGGCGGACTCTCGCGAACCGCCACGGCAGCACTGAGGCAGTTGATCGACGCGGGTACATTATCCAATCTCCCTGCGGGTTTTAAGGCCCGTGGTCTACGGATTCGTGATGATGAAGATCCTCTTCAGCCGGGTGAATTTAGAGATGTAGATGCACCCGGTGGGGCTATCAGGGATAGCCTCATGCCATTGCCGTTTAAGGGTCCCGACGGAACTTTGTTTAATTTATTGGGATTTGTGGTACAGGCGGGTCAAAGGTTTGCAACCATTACGGACATGAAGGTCGGTGACGGCAATCAGCAGGCCGCGGTTGGTACAACATTGGCTTTATTGGAGCAGGGCAGCCGTGTAATGAGCGCGGTACATAAAAGGCTTCATTACGCTATGCGGTTGGAATTTAAACTGTTGGCAAAGGTAATGGCGGAGTTTTTACCACAGGAGTATCCTTATGCTGTTGAGGGTCAGGATCAAAAGATCATGGCGCAGGATTTTGATAGCAAGGTAGATATTTTACCTGTTTCTAATCCAAATACCTTTAGTCAGGCCCAACGGATAGCGTTGGCGCAAACTAAAATGCAGTTAGCTACACAGGCCCCAGAAATACATAATATGTATGAAGTGTATCGGGATATGTATGAGGCGATTGGTGTATCGGATGTGGATAGGCTTTTAAAGTCTATGCCTGATGAGGAACCACGGCCCTTGGACCCTGCACAGGAAAACATTAATGCAATGGACATGATGACGTTAAAAGCGTTTGAGGGTCAGAACCATCAGGCGCATATTCAGGCGCACTTGGTTTTTGGTTCATCCCCGTTGGTAGGATCTGTTCCTCCAGTGGCAGCAACATTGCAAAAGCACGTTTTGGAACACGTCAAGATACAGGCGGAAGAGCAGGCTAAGGCTCAAATGGCGCAAGCAGGACCAATGCCTGCAGAAGGTCAGGATATGCAATATCAGGCTATGGTGGCTCAGTTGGTGGCACAAGGTATGCAACAGGCTAAAGAGCTATCTGGACAAATATCTGGTCAAGGACCTGATCCTCTGGTAAAACTAAAAGAGCAAGAGCTACAGATTCGGGCGCAGTCTGAACAGAATGAGGCGAACATAGACAAGGCTAAATTACAACTAGACGCACAAAATCAACAGATTAGAGCGGATCAGTTTGGTAAGAGGTTAGCAAGTCAAGAGGCTCAGACAGAAGCTAGGATCCAAAGCGCAATGGAAAGAGAACTGTTAAAACAGAGAGGAAAATAAAATGGCAAAAGTAAGAATAGTTACAAACTCACCGGGGCCTGCACCAAAAGCCTCAACTTCTGCTGAAATAAAAGGTCAGGGTAGTATTCCTTATGGCAAGACTAAGGAAGTAAAGATACCTACAAAAATGACCAGAATGACAGCTAGAGGTATGGGAGCTGCTATTAAGGGCGGTGGGTACTTAGGCTGTGTATAAATGCCTTTAAAAAAGGGCTCTAGTCAAAAAACTGTTAGTAAGAATATAAGTAAGTTGCGGGACGAGGGGTATCCCCAGAATCAGGCAGTGGCGATTGCCCTGTCCAATGCCAATAAAAAAAGCAAGGGAGGAGTAGTCAGGGGGTATAGCAAAATAGCTAGGCCACAGAAGTTTAAAGGAATATTCTAATGGTGCTTGGAGACATAGTTACCGGCATTAATCTTGTTAAGCAAAGTGTGGCTTTTATTAAAGACAACATAGCTACGGCAAAAGATATATCTTCTATTGCGTCCCAGATAGATGATTTATTTGAGGGTAAAAACCAACTCGACAAAAAAAGAAATAAAAAAGATGGGGTTCGTATAGCGGATCAGTTTGGGGTAAAATCTGTAGCAAATGAGATAATTGATGCGAAACTTGCAGCTGAAGAGATGTACAACGTATCTGTTTTGGTGGATCAGCGATTTGGTCATGGGACATGGCAATCTATATTAACAGAAAGAGCCAAGAGAATAGAGGCCGCCAAGGCTGCTGAGAAAGAGAGAATAAAGGTTAAAAAACAACAACAAGAAGAAATAATGGAAGTAATGGGTTATTTTGCGATAGGATTATGTATAGTTGTATTTGTTTTTGGAATTTTATTTGCTGTAGTATCTTTTGCAGAGGTTATGAGAAATGGAAATTGAAGATCTATTACTTATTTTGATAATTTTGGCAGCTATGTATTGGTGTGTACTTTTTCCGCCAAAGTGGTTATTTATTAAATAATGGGAAAAAGATCAGAGTTTGGCAGGATAGATAAGGATTTTTATCCTACGCCTGCAAAAGCGGTGGAGCCCTTACTACCTCACTTAGAGGGGTACATTTCTTATGCGGAGCCTATGGCGGGCAACGGAGCGTTGGTCAATGCCTTAAATCAAATGTCTGATTTATCTTGTAAGTGGATGTCAGATATTTATCCACAAAGACCTGATATTAAACAAGCCAATGTATTTGATTTAACCCTTAAAGAAATAGGGGTTGGCACTGATTTAATTATTACAAACCCACCGTGGTCGAGAGAAGCTTTGCATCAATCTATTATGCACTTATCTGCTATAAGACCCTCTTGGTTATTGTTTTACGCAGATTGGATGCACACTATACAGGCTGTACAGTATTTACCTTTTTGTCAGAAAATACAAAGTGTGGGTCGTGTAAAGTGGTTTCCAGACACACCACATACAGGAAAAGACAATGTATGTTGGTATTTATTTGACCAAACAAGGCAATCCGATAAGGTAGAGTTTTACCCTAGAGGTTGGCTTGGAGGACTTTCTATGATAAAGAGGTACGCATGACACAGAAAAAATTAGAAAAAGGCTCTGCTTGGGAGAGCGCGGATTTGGATAATAACGGTATTATTACAGATGGTGAGATGGCTATGGCTGCTAAGATGGAGGAGCTACAGCATCAACGGGAAATGCACCATAACTTAGATAAAATGCAAGATCAGCAACGCATGATGGCATGGGTGGCTATGGGCTCTATGGTTTTATTTGTAGTGGCTATGATGACTCCACTTATTGATGTGGACAGAGTTAATCAGTTATCGGGGTTTTTAAATACTTTTTTTGTAAGTCAAGCTGCTGTTGTTTCTGTGTTTATGGGAGCTACAGCTTATTCTAAACGAAACAATGATATATCAGTACAGGCTAAAAAATGAAAATGAAAGATATAACAGTAATGATACTTGCGCTAGGGCTTATGGGATTATTGGGCCTTATTGTAGTAGACGAATTTATGATTGCAGCCGATCATGGTGGTGAGTTTGACGAGGGCATACTGGGCCTTTTAAATAACGCCTTGGTTGGGGTTGTGGGAATTGTGGCAGGATACGTTACAGGTCGTAATGGGAAATGTGAAGGTTGTGGTAAATGAGTCTATTAAATAGTTTAATTGGCCCCGCTACACAAATACTTGATAAGTTTGTAGAGGATAAAGATCAGAAAGCTAAGTTGGCACATGAGTTGGCAACGATGGCTGATAAATTAGCCCATGAACAAAATCTCGCACAAATGGCAATTAATAAGGAAGAAGCTTCTTCTGGAAGCCTTTTTAAAGGTGGTTGGCGACCTTGCATTGGTTGGATCTGTGGGATTGCTTTTGGCTATCACTTTGTTTTGCAACCTGTTATTATTTTTATAGTGGCAATGATTGGGATGGATATACCAGAATTGCCTAGTTTTGACATGAATACACTTCTTACGGTTTTGGGCGGAATGCTAGGAATCGGAGGATTACGCAGCTATGAAAAGTCGAAAGGGTTAACGAAATAGAAATATTTCGATATGAAAAAAAATGGCTTGGTGAGAGGCGGATGCCTATCGAAAGATTAAAACAAAAAACAAGGAGCCGAAATGAAAGAAAACTTTCAAAAATGTTTAGAGAAGATTCTCCACCACGAAGGAGGATACGTAAACCACCCCCGTGACCCCGGAGGGGAGACTAATCTTGGTGTGACTAAAAGGGTGTACCAAGAGTGGGGTGGCACAAAAAATATGCGAGATCTCACGGTAGATGACGTAGCTCCTATTTATGAGAAGAACTACTGGGGGCGGGCTAAATGTGACCACTTACCATCTGGTTTGGATCTGGCTGTTTTTGATTGGAGTGTGAATAGCGGCGTGGGCAGAGCTGCTAAAAAATTACAGTCCATGATTGGTACAGAAGCAGATGGGGGCATTGGACCGAATACATTAAGAACTTTGGATGAATACATTGAACATCACGGATTAGAGACTACTATTAAGAACTATAGAAATATTAGACAATCGTTTTATGAGTCTTTGTCCACGTTTTCGACGTTTGGCAGGGGGTGGACCAGAAGAAACGATGAAACATTGGAAGCAGCTTTAGCAATGACATAAAAAAAAGAAAGGGAGGATATGGCTAATATATACACACCAAAAGAAGAAGAGGAAATCTTTGCACCATTTAGTCCTATTATAGGATATAAGAAAATGTCACCTAGCTTTGTTGATAGGCTTAATGACGCTATGGACGAGAATATGGAGGATTGGTCGCCTAATCTCGTAGGTAAGGTTTCACAAGAGTTAAAATTCACTAAGGAGTTAGATCAGCTTTGGGCAAAAGAGATGGGTACTTTTTTAATGAAGTACCAAAGTCACGCTGAGTTATATACCTCGTTAGGTCAAAGAAACATACAACCCGACATTTTTAATTATAGTATAGACGTTACAAGTGGTTGGTTTGTTCGACAGTTTGAGAATGAGTACAATCCTATTCACGTTCACTTAGGTTCCTATCTATCCTGTGTAGGGTATTTGAAATTACCTGATGGCATAGAGGAAGAGTGGGAAGAAGATTATAAAGACCACCACCCATCTAACGGACATATTCAATTTGTTTATGGACACGCAGCAAATCATACGGGATCTAATTGTTTAATGAAACCAAGAGTAGGAGATTTTTATGTGTTTCCTGCTCATTTGCATCATTGCGTTTATCCTTTTAAGACAAAAGGGGAGAGGCGTAGTTTTAGTGTGAATTGCACTATATCGGCTACATACAAAGAAGATTTAAAAGAAGCTCAAAACTTTGCTGAAATGGAAAAAGAGATGACAATAGAAAAAGCCTAAAATATGTGGATGGCAATTATATTGATATGCTCAAGTGTCTATGCAGAAAGTTGTTTAGTGGTGACAAGAAATTGGGAATTTTATGACACATTAGAAGTTTGTTTGGAACTTTCTGAGAAAAAGGCAAGATTGCTTTTTAGAAATCCCACGGTTTATCATGTCAAACCATTGTGTCAGGAAATAATTTTAGACAAACCCACTTGATTATTTTATATTTTTCTACATAATCTTATATATAAATGCAATTTTATAGGATTTTTTTCACAAATGAGTGATATTTTTGTTGCAGAAGCTGTGTATAGGCTTATAAAGGATCATAGGCGGACTATCATAGACCTCTTACAGTATGGAAATGTAAAGTCTATGGAGCATTACCGCGAATTAATGGGCAACTTAGATGCCTTAAATTATGTTGAACAGGAACTCAAGAGCCTGCTAAATAAACAGGAGCTAAAAGATGAATAAAAGTGCTACAGTAGAAGCTACTGGTGCCCCAGAAGCGGTTGCAAACCTCTCAGAGGCATATCAAGAAGAGAAATATCTCAATCCAGAAGCGTTAAAAGACTCTCTTTTAGAGAGAATGCCAAGTCCGACGGGTTGGAGGATTTTAATTTTACCGTATAAGGGTAAAGGTAAGACGGAATCAGGTATTTACTTACCTGATCAAGTCGTAGAACAAAACCAAGTATCAACGCAAGTTGGCTATGTCCTTAAAATGGGTACACTCTGCTTTCAGGACAAGGAAAAATTTCCTTTTGGAGCGTGGTGCAAGGAAAAAGATTGGGTAATGTTCGCTCGTTATGCGGGTTCTAGGTTCAACATTGATGGGGGTGAAGTTAGGATCCTTAATGATGATGAGATCTTAGCTAAAATTAAAAATCCAGAAGATATTTTGCACTTTTAGGAGGTAGTGATGGCAGAAGAAAAGCAAATAGAATTAGAATTAGACGACTCAAAAGACGTTGAGGTAGAAGTTTCTTCGGACGACAAGAAAGAAACCGTTGTTGAAACGGTTAAAGAAGAAAATGAGCCAGATCAGTTTGAAAAAGCAGAGTCTGCAACCCAAAAACGTATCAATTCTCTTACAAAAAAGATGAGAGAGGCGGAAAGACGGGAGCAGGAAGCTTTAAGTTATGCGAAAAACGTACAAAGTGAGTCTAATAACCTTAAAGCTCGTCTGAATAACTTAGATACTAGTTATATAAATGAGTACGACAACCGCGTAAAAAGCCAAATGGCGCAGGCTGAGAAAGACTTAGCTAAGGCTATGGAGATAGGTGATTCGCAAGCAGCGGTTGTTGCAAATAAGCAAATAGCAGAACTTTCTGTGCAAAATAGCCAGTTAAATCAGGCAAAAGCGCAACAGGAACGACAAAAAGCGGTAAGACAGCAACAGGCTTATGCCCCTCAACCTCCTGTACAGCAACAGCAACAGGTGCGAAGACCCGATCCGAAAGCAGAGGATTGGGCAAGCAAAAATGATTGGTTTGGGCAAGATGAAGCCATGACTTTTGCTGCTTTTGGGATACATAAACGGCTCGTCGAAGAAGAAGGGTTTGACCCACGGACGGATGAGTATTATACTGAGTTAGATCGACGTATTGAAGATAAATTTAATATGCCGTCTAAAGACAATAGCAGAAGGCCCGTCCAGACTGTTGCTAGTGTCTCAAGAAATTCTGGGCGCAATAGTGGGAAGAAGGTTAGACTCACCCCTAGCCAAGTTGCAATAGCAAAGAAACTGGGTGTGCCGCTAGAAGAATATGCGAAATACGTGAAGGAGTAATTTTATGAGCATTGAAAATATAGATCAACCAATTAAGAGAACTTCTCGCGCGAATGAAACTAGGGAGAAGACGGCTAAACGCAGGCCGTGGGCTCCACCCTCCATGTTAGAAGCTCCACCTGCACCTGACGGTTATAGACACCGTTGGATTAGGGCAGAAACTCGCGGATTTGATGACTCAAAGAATATAAGTGCTAAAATGCGTGAGGGTTGGGAATTAGTTCGTAAGGACGAATACCCTGACTTTGAATCCCCTGTTATTGAATCAGGAAAATATGAAGGAGTCTTTGGTGTTGGAGGATTGATGCTTGCTCGTATCCCCGTAGAAACAGTGAGAGAAAGGTCTGAATACTTTGGTAAAAAGAATAGTGACCAGATGGAAGCTGTGGATTACGACATGATGCGGGAGAACGCACATTCAACCATGACGATTGCTAAACCTAATCGTCAATCACGTGTAACCTTCGGTGGTCCTCCCAAGAAATGATAAAAGTTAGGACTACCTCATTATTGAAAGAAAAGTATAATGGCTAATGCAGATACCTCTTATGGTTTACGCCCGTTATCAAGACAAGGCTCTTCAGTCTCGTCTACGGGTTTAACTGAGTATCGTATTGCGTCTGACAACAGCAACCCAATCTACCAAGGCATGGCGGTTATTCCGTTAGCTGCGGGAGTTATTGACGATCTACAGGCAGCTGCCGGTGGTAACGTCGCTATTTGTGGTGTTTTTGGCGGATGTGAATACGTTTCTAGTACTACTGGTAAACCAGTATTCTCTAATTACTGGCCCGGTTCTGGCGCGGACTCTGATTTCCCCGTCAAAGCTTTTTTGTATGATGATCCAAATCAGTTGTTTCGCATAGCTACATCTAATGTAGTTGCTGCAGCAAACACTGAAGCGGAAATTCGTGCAGCGGTTTTTGCAAACATTGCGTTTGCAACAGGTAATAGCGGATCTACCACAACTGGTGTTTCTTCTGCGACTGCAGACTTAAACACTATCGCAACCACCAACACGTTGGCTCTTAGGATTATGGGGGTCTTAGACGATCCTGCTAATGCTGATTTCACTGCTGCTGGTATTCCATTAATTGTTCGTATAAACAACCACTTCAATGCGCCTACTGGCTCCATTGCTGCTGCCACTGTTTCTACAACTGGCGTATAAGGAGCTTAAATCATGGCTATAACTCGCGCACAATTAGCGAAAGAGCTTGAACCGGGCCTTAACGCCTTGTTTGGACTAGAGTATGATCGTTATGAGAACGAACATTCTGAAATCTTTGAAGAAGAATCATCTGACAGAGCTTTTGAAGAAGAAGTGATGCTTGGTGGTTTCTCTACTGCACCTGTAAAGTCAGAGGGTGGAGCAATTAGTTTTGATGATGCACAAGAAGCCTACACAGCTAGGTATACGCATGAAACTATTGCTTTAGCGTTCTCTATAACAGAGGAGGCGATTGAAGATAATCTTTATGATCGTCTAGCTTCTCGTTATACGAAAGCGTTAGCCCGTTCTATGGCTCAAACAAAGCAGATAAAAGCAGCAGCTATCTTGAATAATGCTTTTACTGCAGGGGCTAGTGCAATAGGTGACGGAGCAGCTCTATGCTCTTCTTCGCACCCTTCCTTATCAGGAAACCAAAGAAACTTACTATCAACCGCTGCAGATCTCAATGAGACTTCTTTGGAGCAAATGTTGATAGACATTGCAGGTTTTACTGATGAAAGAGGGCTTAAAATTGCAGTTAGAGGAACGAAGTTAGTTATTCCAAAAGAATTGCAGTTTATTGCGGAAAGAGTAATGAACTCTAATCTTCGTTCAGGAACAGCGGATAACGACATTAACGCCAACAGAAGCATGGGTATGCTTCCTGAGGGCGCGGTTGTTAACCACTTCTTAACTGATACCGATGCCTTTTTTATCAAAACTGATGCCCCAAATGGCTTCAAAATGTTTAACAGAGCTGCTATAAAAACAGCAATGGAAGGAGATTTTGATACAGGGAATATGCGGTTTAAAGCCCGTGAGAGATATTCTTTCGGTGTTTCAGATTGGCGTTGTGTCTTCGGTACACCCGGAGCGTAACCTAAAAATAAATCGAATTATGAGAGGCGACACTTGTCGCCTCTTATTTTTTGCTATATAGTCTCCTTAGAAGATAACCTTCTGACAACCGTTTAACTACGGTTGACATTTGCCAAGACAGGAGAGTGTATATGGCTAACACAACTTTTAACGGACCAGTTCGGTCCGAAAATGGCTTTAAGGTCGTTTCCAAAAATAGTTCAACGGGTGCGTTTACTGATGTAGCGAGTATCGCTTCAACGGGTATTGTAACCAACAAGTATGTAAAGCACGTGGGTTATGCTACGGGCGTTACTGTTAATACAACTGCGGGAGATAGCCCTGCTATTGGGGAATTTACACAACCCGCAAACACAATCATTACTGACATTAAAATATTTTGTGACACATCTCCTGTTATTGGAACAGGGGACATTGGTTATGAAGTAGGTACGTCCTCTTCTGGCGCACAAATTGTGGCGGCTCAGACTGATGAAATTCTTGATGGAGGTACAACCGTTGTTGAACACAACGTAACTGTGACTAGTTTGGTTCTTCAAACGCAGGATGGCACAACAGCCCCGGCCTCTGTTCAGTATACCGAAGCAGAAAGAACAATTTATTGTAACATTACGAATACTGTAGATGCTACAACAGCAGGTTCTTTTACGTTTATAATTGAGTATGTGCAAATTGCATAATTTAACTAGGTGAGGGTAAAACCTCACCTATACATTAGGAGAAATTAATGGCAGATGCAGTTACTTCACAGACTTTAATAGATGGCCCACAAACGGCTGTTATGAAGTTTACAAATGTTTCTGATGGTTCAGGCGAAGATGCCGTCAAGAAAGTGGACGTGAGTGCTTTAAGTAATAGCGCAGGCGGTCTTGCTTGTACGGGTGTTGTTATAGAAAAAATGTGGTGGCAATGTATTGGAATGAAAGTAAAAGTTCTTTTTGATGCTGATACAGATGTTTTTTGTATAGAACTAGGTGAAAATCAAAGTGGTCATCACGACTATACTAGCTTTGGTGGCTTAACAAATAACGCAGGAACAGGTGTTACTGGCGACGTATTATTTACGACTGTGGGGCACACTAGTGCGGACACATACACAATTATTTTGTATATGCGTAAAAAATATGGCTAGTGTTCTTAGCGTTTTTTCGGAGGGTTAAATGTCTTCTACAAGAAAAGAGACTACTATGCCCAAAAGAAACAAAAAGAACTTTCGCCCTACTAAAAAAGGGGCGGGAATGACGGAGGCAGGTGTTAAAGCTTACCGACGGAAAAACCCCGGTTCTAAATTAAAAACAGCCGTAACCAAGAAAAAGAATTTAACAAAGTCCGAAAAAGCAAGAAGAAAATCTTTTTGTGCTAGATCCGCAGGCCAAATGAAAAAATTTCCTAAGGCAGCTAAGGATCCAAATAGTAGGCTAAGACAAGCTAGGAAGAGGTGGAGATGTTAATTTCAAGAAGTAAAATCCCTAAAGGCGTAAGTTACTTTAGAAAAGGCGGGGCAGCTTCAAAAAAGTCAAAAGGCAGTAAAATTTGTCCCGAAGGAAAAGCTTGGGCAAAGAGAACTTTTGATACATACCCTTCAGCTTATGCTAATTTAGCTGCCTCTAAGTATTGTAAAGACCCTAATTATGCAAAAAAGTCAAAAGGTGGTAAGAGAAAGGGTCGATAATGGGTGAACTAAAGAAATGGGTGGATCAAGATTGGGTAAGGATTGGTACAGATGGTAAAATCAAAGGTAAATGCGGTACTTCAAAGGATAAAAAGAATCCTGACAGGTGTCTTCCAAGGTCTAAGGCTCAAAGCCTTTCGAAAGAAGAAAGAGCCTCAACCGCTCGTAAGAAAAAAAGAGAAGGTAGTAAAGGCAAAACCGTTGTCAAAAACACGAAGAGCGCGGAAGTAAAATTTGCCCGTTATGGGGGTGAGATGAAAGCAAAACGTCCCTATAAAGGCAAGAAGAAAGACGGAGTTGTTGCAAGAGGTTGTGGTTTAGTTATGAATAACCGAAGAAAACATACAAAGGGTTCTGTAAGCGCATGAACAATGTTTACTTAGATGAAATAAGATCTTGGTCAAAACACGCCCTTGAAAAACCTTTAGATTATTTTAATGGTTTACCTCCATGTCCTTATGCTGAAAAGGCGTGGGAAGACAACAGAGTAGATTGCGTCGTTAAAGATACAAAATATAAAAAACCCTTGTATCAAGCTGTTTTTGAGTTTCCAAATGACGTAGATATTGTCCTTGTAATTGATAAAAAGTTTCCAAAAGAAGCTAAAAACTTTCATAAATATTTAGATGATATGAATATAGCTATATCTAAGGGAGCATTTGGTGACAGAGATATCTGGGTAATGGGCTTTCATCCTGACGATTCTCCTAATGAATATGTTGACGATAGTGCTTTTTGTAATTTAACAGAGGAAGTTTACGCTATTATCTTTGTACAAAGATTGAGTAAATTGCATGAATCTGCAGACAAATTGAAAAAAAGAGGTTATTATAAGATATATAATAATGAGTACGACGCTGAAGAGATATTTAAACTGAGAGAAACTTTATATAGGAGACTAAAACATGGTAATGAAACCTAAGAAAAAACCAATGAGAAAAATGGGTGGTGGCATGGTTAATAAGATGGCAATGCCCAAAAAAATGCGCGGTGGCGGAATGGCTAAGAAAATGCGTG